ATGAGTAGTGTTGTTTCCCTTCTTGTTGGTTCTCAGGAGAATGCTTCCTCCGAGGATGTCGTTGGCATGGTCGTACCAATATCAATCCTATCATATTCAATCGAGGATACTTTCGGGAAATTATGTGTACGTTCTACTGCAATAGTAGGCAGTGCATTAGGTGTGGGAGTAGCGAAAAAAAATAACTCATGGAATGCGGCGCATGAAGGCTCATCGGTATTTGCCAAATATCAGGGCAACATTGGTACAAGATATAACCTAACTTTTGCTCGAAACTATCTTTCAGAAATAGGAATAGACGCATCGGTACGCGCCGATATAAACATTATCCCCCATCTATCTAGTAGTCTTTCGTATGTCATTAGTCCGTACGTTAACATAACCTCAAAATTATCAACAGGATTGAAATTTGTAGGATCAATTACAGATTCAACAGAATCACCAGGATCGGAAATTATAGATAGGTTGACGCCTATTTCTGCTTATATTAAATATGATTTTACTGATAGATTGTCCGCATATTCGTCGGTTGCGATGAGGATACTAGATGACCGAGGTGCCGCAATGACAAGCGCAATATCCGTGAGATACTCATTTTAACATCTACCCTCTCCTCTTCTGCACTATTTTATCGGTGTACCAGAATCCTAGGATACAAGCGATAATCTCTTGGGTGAACGGGGCAAGGATCATCAAAGGATCAGTGGATAATATCCCTTCTTTAACTAGATAAAGGACCAACAACGGATAAACAATAATCCAAAACAACGTTGTTAAAGGTCGAATAAGAGCGTTAAAGCCATCTATCCACTTAACGCCACTCTTGATGTTCCCAGCTTTAATCCTTGCCAATCGGATGGGCTTATCCACTTTTAACTCTTCAACGTTGGCTTTGATCTCAGCTAAATCGATCTGTAAAGAACTTTCTATTTTTGCAACTTCACACTTCCATTTATCGTATTCTATAGAGCGTTTTTGTAGTAGATGTTCCGATACAACATCAACAATCTTCTCAAATACTGAGGGAATAAACCGAAGAGCAAATCTAAATATGCCACCCGCAAGAAACGACTGTATCACTGTTTAAGCCATCCTTTGAGATTATAAAGTGCGTAGGTAATAGCAGACAGAGAAGCGGTTATTGCACCAGTCGTTTTAATAAGCAAAACTACTCCTCTTGAGGTATTAAGAATATGCAGAATGTCTTTAATAACCGCTTGCTGTTCGTTGTAATGGCTCTCAAAAGCCCTACAATGCTTAATCAAACAATCAACTTTGGTGTTAAGGGCGTTAAACTCTTCCCTTCTTACGTATTGTTCTTGTTTCTTAGTCATCCTATATAACTCCTGCTCTGACGCAGTTCACGATTCATCGCAAGCCTTTCCTTATACCCCTCGTTAAAGTACTCACAGAGGTTGTCTATCACCATCTTCTGAAACGCCGCTTTTATATAAAATAGGTTCTTTAAAGGGATATTATTCGCAATCTCCCTCGCTAATTCAGCATTGGCTCTCTCTGACTTTTCCTCATCTTCTCCAAAGATAGTTCTTGCAACTCCCAACCCTGCATCTCCCAAACCAATAACGGTTGAAGCTACAGGAACGGATTGTAGTATGTCTTTGAAGTCGTCATGATATTCGTTGAAAAATCTATCATAGTGGGTAAGGGTTCTGGCCGTGAGTGAAACTAGCGTTTTAGGATCGGTATAATCATCAAGTTCTTGACCTGAAATAGCTTTCCTTGCAGTACCTGCGACAACCCCCTCCAAAATAATACCAAAGGCTAAAAACTTCGCCCTATAAGACCAAGCAGATATACCATTTGCACCGCCTTCAAGCGTTTTAGGAACAGCCCATAAATGCTTCTCCGCCATGGAAATCGGAGTGGTTAAAAACTGTGTGACAAGACTAAGACCTGGAATACCTCCCCTGCTAGATGTATATTTTGTATCCCTTAAAGAAGAACCAACCGATCCTCTTGCGTTATCTTGTATCTGAGACCAGATATATCCGCTCATCTTACTTGCCAAATCATCCATCATTCTTTCGACAGACTTATTTTGAGAATGTCCGATGGCGATAAGATCAGAATGTCTACAATCTCGGATACCATCAGGCGTCAACAACCTCCCAGATTCAAGATCAACCTTAGACAGGGCATGCATATCGGATTGGGTAAAACCATAATCTTCAACTAGTGTCTTGAATGCCTGCTTCCCATAACGAGCTTTAAAATCTTCTAGGCTCTTAAATCCCCTGGTTACTTCTCCCATCCACGCAGACGTAAAGCCAAAAGTTAGATTTTGCTGAAACTTATCTAAGGCTTTCAGACCTTGCCATTTAATTGTTTTATCCGCTAATACCTTCAATCCAGAGACAAACCTCGATTGATTGTGAAACTCATTCATCATTCCTGTAATAGCCATCTCGCCAGCAGGGGCAAATGCTCGGATTGACGCTTTGTAATCGGCATCGGTGAGTTGTTTTCTTAACTCTGGTAACGCATGTGACCAAAACGACATCCCCTGCCTATGAGAACCCATAACCATACAATTAACGGTCTCTGGCATAGCAGAGAATACCTGAGACCCAAAACTCTTCGCTACTTGAAATGCCATAAACCCTGATTTAAGCTCTCTTGCTTTAATTTCAGTGGAATCCAACTCATGATCAAGCTTCTCGCTGGAGACCGTCAATCTCTCCCAAAGGGTGTTGACTTCTTTTTGTATACCTTTCATCTTTTCAACGTCGCTTGTCGTTTTAGTAGTCTTTAAATCATTTGTGAGAGCCTGTGTGATCACCCAGTTAAAATTGGTATCAGCGTTGACACCATAATTACGTGCTATCTCAATATCACGAATGAGAGGATCAATCGTCATTCTCACTAGATCTTCAGCGTTTAACCCCGTTTTACCGAATGCCTTATTGTAATCGCTATAATGCTCATCTAAAAGAAAAAGATGCCGTGGATGCTTTCTACTACTGCCAACAGCGGATCTTCTCACCGCTTGTTGTTCGCCCCCTGAAGCCAGTGTCTTATTACGACCTTCACTTTCTTTGGTCTCCCAAACATGTCCTAGGAATTCTGTTAAGTCCTTACCATAAATACCCTTCTGATCGTATACCTTCTTGTCAACCCAAGGCATGATCGTTTCAATCCACTTTTGCTTGCCTACTGCCCTTAGCTTTAGTGCATCGTCGGGTTGCGGACTTTTCCAATTGTCTAGAGGATGGAGAAGCCCCATTTTTCCCGCAGTAGCTGTAAGCTTGTCTCTTATTTGGCGATAGGCTTTTCCAAACTTATTAACTTGTGGGTCATCCGTCTCCACCCCTCTTAGGGATTTGGTGAGCTTTTCATTCGTTATTGGATCCGCCGAAAAACCCATGTTTTTTGAACCTAAATCTTCAAAATCCGCAAAAACTTTCCGAGCATTCGCTTGTTCCCCCTTAATCCTAGCCTCTACAGATGCTGTCGTTTCATATCTGAGAAGATTTTTAAGAGTGTTCAGTTGCTCCCCCTGTTTAGCCCTACCCACTACATTCAGCGTTTCTGACAGTGCAAAAGCACCATTCTCTAAAAGAAGATGATTGGCTTTCTCGGTCAAAACCTTAACTTTGTCTCTACCTTTAAGATCCTTAAAACTCTCATTGAGTTCTAAACCAGATAAGGCAAGTTTTGCTACACGGTCAATCTCTTCTATGTCTTCTGATGTTAATGCCCAATCACCCGCTTGCTTTTTAATTCTTTCAATACATTCTGGATGCATTACTTGCCCCCTCTCTCATAAAAACAAGATAATGCAGTCTCAATGAGGTTATGTTTAACGATGTTAATGTCTCTCTTAATATGATGTGGCATCGCACTTTCCCCATCTTGAGAGTTGGAAAATTTCTCTATACTCTCAACCGCCTTCGCTATCCGTTGATCAGAAGACCATGAACGAGGATCAATCCTCTCATCCCCTAAGGGAGACCGTCCCATTTCAATCTCAGGTTTCTTAATACTTCCACGCTCTAGTGATTCTGCATTGTCGAGGGTCATACTAAATTTCTCCCCCGAAGTTAAAGAGCTCTCCGCCTCCGCTAATGTATTCATATGAGCGTTATAGGCTTCCTCGTTTACAGGGATATGATCATTCAAAATGCAAGATGCTGTTAATTCAGTTTTAGCCCCAGTGGCAATATCAACTTCAGAAGGGGTGGGTTTCATCCCTGAAAGGTTTTTGTTTCTTCTAGCATTCTTAGCATGCAACCCCCCAAAAGCCATTCCTAAAACAATATCAGTTGCAACAGAAATGCTGTCCATCTCTGAGGCATGTTCTGCTAGTTCGTCATAACCGTTAGTCTTTAGTATAGCGTAATCACCCATTCTATCCAATGTGCTGAGACCGAGATTAACGCCTACACTGGCTAAGACACTTTTGACGATATTAACCCCAAAACCAGCAGGAATTACAGCCCCTCCTCCAGAAATGATCCCTGACTTTGCCCCTACCGCAGTGGCTGTCGAACTGTCTTGCCCCTCATCTCGGGCATTCTCAAAAGATCTTCGAGCTTCGGCTAAAGCCACCGACAAAGCCCCTCCCGCCAAAGATCCAATGGGCCCTCCTACCGCACCACCGATTGATGCCCCTATACCAAAGGCAGATACAGAATGTAAGAAACCATGAGATATCTGACCAATCATTCCCGTCTGTTCTGGATCAACGGTCAAAGCGTTTTTCTTCAAAGGATCAGGCTTATATTCCCACGGCGTAACAAGAGAAACCAAATCTGCAGGAGCTTCTAAGACACCAGAAATAGAAGCACCAAGTGCATTATCCCATAGACTAGGAGACTTCTTAACAGGGGGAGAAGTCTTATCGTTTGCGAGAGACTCCTTCTGCTTGTTCAAATCAATTTCATTCGTGATAAAAAGCATGTTACCGTCCTATTTATAATAGCTTAATCCGTCTTGTATTGAATCAAGAATAGAAGGAGAATTAAACTTTGGTGGAGGCATAGTGTCGAAAATATCAATGATGATAGGATTTCCTTGATGGTCTTTTTTCACAACACCACCCATCGTTAAACTGTATTTACCGTCCCCTATTGTCTGGTAGCCGTATAACTCTGGATATCGGGCTTGACTTCTATCACCAAAAAGACGAACAAGCTGATCGGAAGTACCCCTATACAACTTATCCCCAAACTCCGTGTGAGACATATTCCGAGGAGGAAGGATGTAAGAGCCGTTATAATTGTATACAGTATTGCCTAATACAGCTTTGACAGAATCCTTCACAATATCAGAACTTAACTTCACCGAACCACTCTTTTTCATAGAGCCACTACTATGGTGTTTGATAATTTCCGCATCTCTTTTATAGCTCTCATCCTCCGAGCTATATAACTTCCCAATCTCTTTGTTTATAAGCCGATAAAAATGGGCATCAAAATCGCTACCCAATTGAGATTTATATTGAGACTTGACATCCTCGTATCTCTTTTTCCCCACTGCTATTGTTCTCGCTACTTCTCTTTCTTGCTCCTCCCCCAGAGAAAGAAGAGCAACCCCAGCCAAAGACCCGTCCTTAAGGTGGGATAAAACATGTTTTGCCCGTTCTTTATCTTCCCGACACAACCCATCGGTTTCCGATTTAAAGAACTGTACAAAATCCGAAGCCTTCGTACCCCACAATCGATCACTCAGTTGTTTTTCCCCAGAAGCACCGATCCCGTTGACAACAACACCGTGCTTCTTCTCCGTCTCTTGGGCAAAAAGACTATAAGACACTAAAGAATCCCCCAATTTCCCCGTCTCCAGATTAAGAGGCTCAATTTTCCTAACCTTTAATCCCCACGAATGAGGATCTTTCGCTCTTAACTCTCTCGCTTCTTTATGCTGGTGGCTAAGCTTCAATGACGCTTGAGCGATCAGGGCGTTGATTTTCGGATCTCCCGTTGTATCCGAGGTGTGGAGATCCACAAGCATTTTCTCAAATTCATCTTCCGTCCCCGCCTGTGCAATAGGAACATAAGAAGCAATCTCCTTCGTAAATTGCAAACTACGATGGAGGGCTTCCGCATCCGCAGGATTATAACCCTTGAGTAAATTAGATAAGGAACTAACAGTGTCAAAATCCTCCGTAACTACTCCATCATAAGCATGTTTAGTAATTCTTTTAATATCATTGTTTAGTTGCCTTCGACCTTTTGCTAACTCACGGTTCGTTTGTTGCATCTGTTCCCTCAAAAGCGTCCGCCGTGTAGCTTGGTCAAGCTCATTCCACCCAGCTACCCCGCTAATGTTAGAAATATCACCATCTTTCAATTCAACTCTTCGCTCTCCTGCCCCTTCAACTACCTCCACTGGATCTAAAGAGCCTTCAACATAAGTTGACCGATCACTGACAACATCCAAAGTACCTTCAAAAAGATCTGGAGAATAAGAGAGCATCGCACGGGCTTGAACTTCATTGAGAGTCCTGTGCAAACCTCTTTTCTTCTCCTCCTTCTCAGCTGGGGATAAACGTGAGCTATCAATGATAGCGTCCCCACGTGCTAAGAATGTTAATCTATTCTCATCAGAGGGATTAGAAGCTAGGGATGCCGAAATACTAACAACCGCCTTCTGAATGCGGGTGATGGCGTTTTGATCCATCACACCCAAACTATACTGCAAACCAGCGTGCTTCATATTAGATAAATCGTGATTATTCAGATACCGTAATTGATCTCTTGCCCCCCTATCATTAACAGAGTCAATGAAGTTACCCATTTCTGCATGTTTCTTTAGGGCGTAGCTATTAATTTCTTTCCAAAGAGTAGCATCATCACTCGTGTTTAACGTCCTAATATGCTTGTGATAATCCGCTGTGTTGGTGGCAGATTTCTCCAAAAATTCACTCATTGCTTGAGATTTGATGCTTTCCGATAACCGATCTTGATACGTCTTTTGCAGAGCATCTAATCCTTGAGCAACAGTCGTCAATCCACCAAGAGGATTAACCTTGTCACTAACAGGGTCTTTATCTGGTGCAAGAGGTTCTATCGCTGTTTTTTTAAGATCAAGGTTTGCCATTTATTTTAGTCTTTCCATAAATCACTACCAAGCGTCAAAGCCCGCCCAAAAGCAGATACTTTGCCCGAAGAAGCACTGTTTGTAGCGTTTTGCCGAGACCACTGTTGTTCCCTTAAAAACCTCTGAACAACAGAAGAACGAGTGCTTTGTGCTGTCTCAATTTCCTTTAATGTATCCCCTTGCCTTTGCCTATTCCACATCTCAGCAGAAACACCCGATAAACCAGAAGCATCCATTCTCATCATGAATAACCCAACATCTAACAAACCCTCTTTTTTGAGCTTCTCAGCTCTCTCAAGATGTAAAATACTCCCACGTCTGGCGTTTTCTTCCGCTAATGACGCACGATATTTATACCCTTGTGCCGTTGATTTAGCCGTTGAAAGATCGGAAGAAACTCCCGTAACAAATTTAGCAACGGATAGTAAATCCTTTTTAAAATCTTTATTGCTCATCAATTCTCCTCTACGTTTGCGTGGATAGTCACAGACGTTAGATGAAAATAAGGACACTCATAACTGTGCTTGATAACCAACTCAGGCATGTACTGATGATCACTGTATACCAAAAAAGGAAACTCTCCTGTCTTTGGAGAACCTTTAAGCTCCTCAATAGGGTGTAAGGTTTCCCCATAAACACCAACTTCAACATCCCTCGTATTGATGACAGTGATTGACCCTTTGAATATCCGCATTTTCTTCCCTTTTAAGCTATTGAAAGCCTCTCCAGTATCAATCGGAGGAAGTCGAATAATGCAATCCGTGCTATGTTCAGTTTCAGTATAAACCTCATCACGATCATGTCGTTTTGGAGGTTGTATATCTTGCTGACTTTTTGGTGGATACAAGGAAGGAGGATCTAAAGACAATACCTTAAACGACTTAGAATCCTCAGGAAGCTTAGAAGATTCAGAAGGCTTAGGCTTCCTACGTAAATTCTCAAGACGCTTGATAAGATCGTCCGAAAGACCTGAATTATCATCCGCAAAATCACCACGTTTCAATCTTTGTGTATCTTCGAACACGCTAACTAGTAAATCTACGTCCTTTTTCGTAAATATAGTATAGTCACGACCTCTGTATTCCTCCGTCTTTTTCTCTCTTTTTTCATTCAAAACACGCTTGCGTTCAGATATAAACATCTCTTTCAGCTGTCCCTGAGGGATCTTGAGATCTTCATACAATTCTAAAAAAGAATAAATGCGATTGTATCCAGAATTATACGCACAAATAGCTTGTTGCTTGGCATAAGATGGAAGAGACGCCCACCTCTCTTGATGGGATAATTGGTTTGCTTCCCACGATCGTTTTCTTTTTTCCCAATTTTCCTGATCCTCCAGATCCGCCATTAAAAGACGATCAAGAACAGTTAAATCCCCATCAAATAACAATTTGGGATCTTCAACGTCTTTTTTTTTGAAGAATTCAGCAATAAGATCAAACTTTTGGGATAATTCCTCATCAGACATCTTATCCCAACGCTCAATGTCCTTTTGAGCCTTTGCTTCTTGCCGTGCTATGTTCTCACTTTTAGCGCTTAACAACCACGCATTGAGTGCCGCTTCTCTTTCCTTTTTGGTTTCCGCCCTGTCTAATTCTTCTTTTGTTGGAGGATTAACATTACCCTCAGAAATTGCATTCGCTATCGGTGATTCCAACTCTCCAATCGGTGGTTTAGGCTCACTAGCCTGCGGAGGAACAAAAGTCTTAGCGGTTTCTTTCTGCTTTTCGTCTTTAGGCTCACGGCCTATTACAACAGGGGCAATAGGAATAGAGGGTAACCCTAAATCAAAATCATCCTCCTCAACCAACGGCTCTTCTTCGGCTTTTACCTTTTCTGGAACTTCCCGCTTTCTGGCTTCTTGTTCTTCAGCTTCTGGTCTTGCTTTAACCAATCTTTCTCTTGCGTCAAATGATGGTATACTCTCCCTCACTCTATCTACTAATTTATTTAATTCCTTAGATATATCATTATGATAAGCAAAATAACCACTCGTTTTTTCTAAACCAATTCTATAAAAATCATCCTCCGCTAAATCAGCAAGATACATATCACGCTTAATAATATCCCCGTGTTTGTTAACTTTTTCAGTCAGCCACTCTACAAAGGTTTTGTTACCTCTTGACTTAACAAAATCCCAAAGACGTTCGAATTTTTCCTTAAACCCAACACCATTACTCCATACACTAAACTTAGCATCAAGTTGTTCCACAATTCTCGCTGCTTCTCGCTGGTGAGCCTCAACCTGATACCGTAGCATACGAGCCCTCGAGTGATTTTTATTCTTGAGGGACGCTATGTATTCGTCATGGAGTGCTTTACTCTGGCTTAAATGCTCATTTACTGTATTATGAACTTTCTCAGGATCGCTAAAAACCTTATCTTTATTCCGCTCTGCTTGCTGTTGATACGCTTTCTCAAAAACCTCGTTATGTAAGAATTCTGGATCACGAAACACCGCGTAAAAATCAGCAATAGACGCTAAAATATCAGGAGTGAGGACAAAATCCTTCCCTTGCTTCTCCTCCAGCGTATTGATTAACTCTTTAAATGCTGAATCAAATCGCATCCTTGCATCTAATGCACGCTCTGCATCCCTAACTGCATTATCAGCATTGTTCTTGACAGACGTTTTAGTCGTGTTAAACAGCTCCTCATGCTCCTGTTTAAGGCTTTTGAGGTTTTTAACTTGCTCGTTTAGACCATCAATAAAACCCTGAAGCTCCTTAGCAACTTTGCCATCCAGATAATTAATCATCATCTTAAGATCATTAAGAAGAGAAATGCCCTCACTGTCATCCTCTTTGATCTTATCCTTGGTCTTGTCATACTGCGATTGTAATTCTGCTCTTATCTTTTGACGCTCATTGTGCGTATCTGCCATATCAGCATTGTAATCTTTGTGAAACTCCCTCCTCCACGCAATCCGATTGTCAGAAATATTTTTCCTAATATTCTCCATAGCCTTAATGACATTAGATTCATGCTTGTTTACATTGGTAGATAAATCAATCCCAGCAACCTTAATATACGCTTGAGATAAATGCTCTAACGCATTTTTTATATCCTCTGACGTACGATTATCTTGCTCATAAATACGTTGAGACTCCTTAATATCTCTGTTTGCACCATCGATAATATCGCTCAATGCAGTTACAGCGTTTGCGTGCTTTGTCGACTCTTCTAATTCCTTTTTTCTTTTCTCATAGGCTTCATCATCGGCGTCCGCAAGATGCACCATTGTAGCTAAATTGGCTGTATACCCCGCTACGAATGCAGCCAAAGGAAAACCAAACCCTGTCGCAGCTAAAGCCCCAGTAGCAGTAGACCCTACAACCGTTACTGCCCATTTACCCAACTTCAACCAAAAACCCATTAGTTTATTCCTCCAATATTCAAGCTGAAGTCACCAAGTTTCTCTAAGTGTGTGCTTTTGATGTCGTGTTCATCCGTTCGAACGACCAGCATCCAAAGAACCGTTTCACCTTGATCCTCGCTTACAGCAGAACTAAGAGAAACAATCTTAATTCCTTCCCCTAAAAGTTTATGAACATGCCAAGATCCAATGGCTTTAAAATCTTCATGAACACTACAGCATAAAAGCTCATTATTATTATTAAGCACCCATAAAAGAGAATTAGGATCTTCTTGATAAACCATTTGTTTTACTCGGTAGGTAAAAAGGTGACTAACGTATTGCGTGAGTTCTAAAAATCGAAAACCTTGCTCACTTGCACCGCCTAAACGCTTAATCTTTCGTCCCGCCCCTTGCACAAAAAGCAACTCATCTCTAATAGTCAAAGGAGGAGCATCGTAAACACCAATCCCTGCTAATCGTCTTGAAACCAGATTAAAACCTCTCTCAAAATCAAGAATAACAATCCATAATGAGGTATCCGTTCCAACAACAAGCCCCTTTTCCATCGGTCTAAACCAACGGATCTCAGACATAGCGTCATCCGTTATCGCAACAGACAGAGCTTTGCGATAATCAAGGTTACCCTCAATCGTATCAGGGCTAAAATCATTAAAAGTGTTGTATCCAGAAAGATAAAGTGACTGTGGATCATACTCAGAACCAGAAAAACACAACCTATTGTTATAAAAAGATACATGAGCAGGATATCCTTCGTTTTCTCCCCATGCACTCAAATTCCAAAAAGAGGTTTCACTTTCATCAGTTACACAAAAATCCTTGTGAAGGCGGATCACAGCACTCTTTTTTCCATTAACTGCGACGATTTCCCCCCAAACATAATAAGGAGTTCGGTATTTTCCCCCTGTGCCAAGTATGGGCTTGCCGTCCTTACCAGTGCTTAATTCTTGCGAAGAAGCGATAACTTTCCATGTAACTTTGCCATCTTTAATATACGTATCTCTCGGGTTGTCTTTCCATTCATCTCCCGATACTCCGCCTGTGATACTCTGATAGACCTTGCCAAACATCTCGATAAAGGCATTCTCAGGATATAAAGTCTTTTCTTTCCAATTCTTTGGAAGCCACCCAAGACGAAGCATTCGCCCGACATCACTTTCCTTAAATAAAGGAGATGTAGATTTAACAGTCATTTTCCCTTTACGTGTTGAGGGTAAGGGATCAATGTACAATTTAGCATCGTGCTTTTTCCCATTAACTTGACACCGCCCCAACCATGGAGGAGGCTCAAAGACCATCGGTTTAAAAATAACATCATCGGCGGTGAACTCTATTTGATAAGGAGGATAACGAGAGTGAACTAAAACGATAAGATCCCCCATACGGGCAAAATCTAGATGCTCCACATCATAAGCATGATAGGGTGTATCATAAGGGCGGACATATTGCGGTGGTTTTATTCCATTAACCGTCGCAATCATCATCTTCTTCTGACCAAAAACGAACAAAGCAGTCTTATCACCTCCTAGCGCAAAGGAAATTATCCGACGGGATTTAGGAGGGATACGAAGTGAACTGTAGCAATGATTTGAAGGTCTCCGCACCAAAGACCCATCAGATAACACAATAGTATTAAGAGCCTGCGACAATCCTTGTGCGTAAATATCACGATCACTACACGATTGAAGTACCTGAGGCGAAACTTCTCCACCTGCAAAAGAACGCTTTGTAAAAGCTATATTAGCCATCTTGATACGACCTCTCTTCAGGAATTTCTATACCATCCATGTCAATAGCAGTCGCTAAAACTCTATCGCTTTCGCCTTTCAAATAAGATCGCAATTGATCATCCGAGATTAAAGGTGGACAAAGTTCACTCGCCAGTTTTAAGGCAAACGCCTCTTGATAGAGAGGATCACAATCTTCTAGCGAAACTTCCTCAATATACTTAATGGCTAGGGGACGAGAAGACCTAACTTTGACAACGATACAATCTCCCTCTAATGCTCCTACCCTATCTATTTTAAGGACTTTAAGACATTTATTAGGAAGACCATAACGATCCTCCTCGCCCACTATTGGATCTAAAGCAGACAAACAAGCAGTTTTCGTCGCAAAACTCCATGCAAAAGAGCGAAGTAAGCTTTGATGAAGCGGGCGGAGAAGACGCTGACAATAGTCCGCTTTAATCCCCCCCTCACTGAAATCTTTTAGGGGAGTTAGCCCAATCTTCAACAACGCCCAATTGCATACCTCAAGTTCAGTCATTATTTAGCCCTAGCAACTTCTGAAAGGGTTTTGTGGACAGGAGCTGTTGCTTTTGATGCCTCTTCCTTGATTCTCGCTATAGTTTCAGTGCTTTTTGGTACTTCCAAACAAACAATCTTGTTAGGCTCAAGACGAGATGCACCCATAGACGCTTCTACCAAAATCTGTTGAGCATTGTTATGGGTTGGCAATCTGTCATACGTCGTGTTGAGAGACTCCCACATCCCAAACTGAACCGAAGATGCACACCACATCGGGCAATAGTAGTTCTTTTCAGTGTCCGTGCCGTCTATCGTAATGTGCTTAGGAAATTGAGGATCTCCGAGAACTTTCTTGTAGAGAAGAATTTCAACACCTGCAAGATGGCGAACACGACCCGCGTCTAAATTAGCCTGCCCAACATAGTCCCTATTAACAACTTCCTCTATATCAAATAAGCCTCTATACACCGTAGGGGGTACAGCAAGAATAATACGCTCACGATCAATATCAACGCCTTTCTCAGCTAACCAAACTATCCCGTCTAATATCAAACCCGCTAAGGTGTCTTTCAGTGCTGTTTTAGCACTCGCAGTCGCAGAAATCGGAGGAAGTCTAAGTACGTTGCTTTTAGGAAAGTATTCTGGAGTCCCCCCGTCTCTCCCTGTCATGTTCTTGCCCAGCATCCCTTCCATAATGACGGAATCTTGGTAACGCTTAAAAGCAAAAATCGCAGATTTAGCATAAGAAATAAAAGGGTCAATGCTTTGTCTTAGGTGAATAAAAGGATTGACCACTTCAGCCCACGTCGCAGTCTCAAAACTAATCCAACGTCTCTCTTGTTTTGTGGCGTTGTATCGGGTTTCTGGTAAAGTGACGTCGCTATCAACCTTGTAAACTTCAGTGGGACTAAAAACCTGCAAATTCGCTATTTTGTCCCCATGATAGGATTTAGTTTGAACACGAGGGCTTAAAAGGGACTGCTCTTGCTGAAGCCCTAAAACTACCGTTTCCTCAAATCCGATGATATCGGCGGTTTTCTGTTGTGATAATGTAGACATAGTATCGTTTCTCCTTTAAATGTCTAAGGTTTGTTTGCCTTGATAGTAGCGTAATCCATCATTCTCTTTTGGGCGTCTAAATCTCCATCGAGTAGTTTCTTTAAAAACCCATCTTCGCTCATAAAGTCTCTTGCTTTCGAACTCAATGATCCTCCTCGTGATCCCTCCTGTCGTGTAAAAGTATCTCCGACAGAGGACTCCTTATTCATCTGAGCATACACATCAAAAAACTTAAATGTCTTCTTAAATCCCCATGTAGAAACCAGTGATTGTACATCAGCGTCTTCAATATTCATATCTTTAAAATACCGATATATGGCTCGTTTTCTTTCAGAGTACTCCGCACCCAACTCTGACTTTAAGACACTCGTATCCTCCTCTAACGCCTTCTGCAGTCTCTCTAAAGATTGCGTCTTGTTCATCTCACCGTGAGCAACAAGTCGATCTATAACTTTCTGTGCCGTCTTGGAATCAATGCCCGCTTCCTTAAAAGCCTCACAATGAGCTTTAACCTCTTCTTCCGAAACAAAATCAGGACAGTTTAGAGTATAGTCTTCACTAGGTGGTTTGGATTCTTCAGCTTCTTCAGCTGATGGTGAACTTGAGAAAGGATTAATGCCTTGCGGATCAGAGTGTACCGTTTCTTCCTTCAAAGATGGCGTATTAGCCACTTCTGGTCTTTCTACTTCAGTCGCTACCGGTATTGGAGCAGGTGTTGTTAACTTATCGATACCATCTGTCATTATTCATTCCTTATTATCGTGGGTTATCAGAGTACATTTGTACTACTTGTTCAAAACTAAGTCCTAAATTGGAGGCTATACGAACCGCCATAGCTCGTTTGCCCTCACGGTGAGCAAGAATTAGTGAATGTTCAGTGTCATGAGAGGATAAAAGCCCACCTTCAATCATCAAATCTGTCAAAACGAAACGACCTTCAGGAGTGGCAAAAATGCTTTTATACGATCGAAGCCTTCGCTCGTCTTCTTCCAGTTTTTCGGCTAAAACAATAGGATCAACGGTGTAGCCACGGGAGAAAACTTTGTTTTTAATCGTCTCCGCAAGCCTCATAAAATCAATCATAGCTATTCTCCATCATGTCCCGCTCAAGCTTCTTCTCCGCAACCCTACCCGCTACTTTAGCCCCTACTTCTATGCCCATTTGTTGAGCCTGCTGTTGGGACTGTTGCTCTTGCATGTTTTCCATTTGAACTCTCCTTTTTTGGCGGATCTCCTCCACTTCAGTGCTATCACGGATAAGGATAGAAGGGGTGTTGCTCGCCCACAAAGCAAAACGGGAAACCTTATCAATATCAATATGATCCATATAGCTTGGATCCCCCGTCTTAGCCCCCAATTCTACAAGGGTGTTTGTCCCTTGAAGAACACTCGAAACACTCTCGGCTTGCTGGTATTTAAATAAGGGAGATGTGTACTCAACCTTTAATACGGAAACAGAAGGAGGAGCATAGCCCTCTAATTCAGGAATCTTGTTCTGAGAATCAAGAATATCCAACTCACGCCTAATCATCGAGCCGATAAATTCCGATTGAAGACCACCAATAAGAGGTCCTACAAACGCCCCTTTCTCCCTCGTCTTCTCCATCGATTCCGCAGCGGAACGTGACGCCTTGTCATCTAACACTTGAAACAAATCAAGCAAAAATAAACTATGAATAGAGCTCTCTATCCTCTTAATCTCCTCGTAAAAAGGAAGAGGATTGCCAAATTGAATCGGTTGAAAAAGAGGTCGTCCTTCTTTACTCATAGTCCCTAGATTCGTATATCCAGCTTTAAACTTAAATTCACGTTGCTTTGCATCAGAAGGTGCAAGAAACGGTGGATTGAGGGCAAGACGAGCGTATTGGGCAAGTTCATTCGATATCTCGTTTGAACGTCTAATCGCAGGTAACGCTTCCATCGCTGGAGATTTACCGTATATTTCATCAGCTCTTACCCGATACCGCCCGATAACGTAAGGAAGGGTTCTTAATTCTTTCTCTTCAAAAAATATACTGTCATCTACACCAATAAATTTAGAATAAAAGTTATTCCTTCCCTGACCCCGCTTCTTCTTCTCCGAGTTTCTAAAAGGATAAACCGCATGGATAAATTTAAACTTGTCCGTATCATTACGCTCTAGCGACGACCTCATCTGCGATGATAAGCTGTCCTTCCCCCACTTATGAGCCACCTGCTCAGCTGTAAACTCAAATTCTCGGTAAATACTATCTACTACGTTTTGATGATTAACGCTCAAATAAACACTAGATAAAGGGACAGAAATATAGCGTATACCATCTTCCAATCCTTGGGCATCAACGTCAGCTTCAATGTAAAAACACCCAGTCCCAAACTCGACAATACTAGTGTAAAAAGACTGCAGACAACTAACAAATCCAGAACCAGATCGCTCCCTAAAACCAAAAAGCGTATCCGTCAATTGATCACACCACTCTCTAATTTTTTTCGCACCTGCGTCCTCCTTATAGAGAAAAGCTTGATGGGCAAAAAAAGGCTCAGCTAATCCATGCCACCTCTGACCAGGTGGCGTAATCAGCGAAGAAAGCAACGAAGAAAGCTTAATACACGCCTCAGAGCCTGTCGTGTCCCACATAAGAGATTTAGAATTGTTCTTATAAGGATAAAGAAGGCTGGTTAACTCCTCCATCCGAGCGTTCAATTCACTTCTTTGGCTCTTAAGCTTATCAAACCTGTCCTGTATACGTTGTGCTGAAGAATTCATCAACTATAACCCCCAGAATAAAGACCTGAGAAAAGAGATGAGCGACGTTTCGATCTCGAATAAGTGTGCTTATCCATCCACAAGCCTTCTCTCTCCTGTTCCTCCTTCGTTAGAGTATAGGCAGGTTGAGCAACGATACTTTCCTCCTTTTTATCCTCATCCTCATCACCAGAAAAAAGATAATCTACAAACGTCTTACCCGCACCAATCACAGCACCTCCTAAAGCCCCCCAAGGATTAGCCGTCATTAAACCAGTACTAGCCCCGCTAAATACACTAGATAATCCTTCTCCTAACCACTGATTAGTCGTTTTTTTAGCCATAACTTAACCTCCGATCAATGAGTAGCTCATCCGCTTCATACTGGTACGATTGACACCGACTAAAATTCCTATCACTGCGTGCAGGACTAACCTCAAAGGTGTACATAAAAGCATCAAAATAATCCGTACTCTCCTTGCCATCCTTCCTCTTGGATGCAATCGCCAATTTACCCGTAGACTCTACCGTGTAAGATTCTAACGACCTCATGTCTCTCAGTAATTCAGCATGATTAGGAAGACAGCCATGTGCTAACCATTCCCTCCCCTTGACATGAAGCTCCGCACGTTTGTTTCTGCAGTAGTCAAGATCATAGGCTTTGCTTTGTCCTATTACCTCATGGAAGACAAAGCCCTCATGCCTCAAATAAGAACATACCGCCCCGCCTGCACCGCCGTTTCCATCAACAACAATTGCATCAGGATTATATTTATTAATTAAATCTTCTATCTTGTGGCTCGTAGCGTCTATGGGCAATCCAGACCAGTCGAAGATGTGTTCAATCATATCACCACGTCTCAACACAACAACTGTATTATCACCACCTTCTTCCGCTGGATCACACCCCATGATTAAAGGTGCACCAAGGTCAGATCTAGGGGGTCGCTCTAACGCTTCTTTGATCATTCGTTCAGGAATAAAACTATTAATCTCCTGTTGTGGAAATTGCCCTAATACCTCAACCCGTGTAACATCTGAATCTATTCCATGTCTGGCAATAATCCCCTCATGAAAACTCGGATCAATGCCCTCAACATCCCTCGTGTCAATCTGATAGCGCTTCCAATCATTTAAAGGCTTGTTAAATATTTCATAAAACCACCCTTCTAATCTTCGAGGATTAGACGTCATAACCCAAAAACGATTGGCGTTCTTCTCAGTGAAAAATCCTTGAATAGTTGTGTTTATAACACAGGGAACACCAGATGCCTCATCTTCAATAACAGCCATGCCATGAGTGTTGTGATGCCCTACAAAAGTGTCAGGACGCTCCTCCGAATAGGTCTTGCAGGTAATCGTATAATGCTTTGAGTCAATCCCAAAATTCTTTTCTAACGCCTCCGCATACCACACAGCTGGATGCAACGATAACGACTGCATCTCAAACCAATGTTTATTAGGAAGCAGTGAAAGCCATTTCGAAACCTCAGCCCACAACGTACTCTTCAGCTGAGTCTCAGAGTTAGCCAAACATATAACAGACATACCAGGTCTCGTCGATATCAACCATAACATCATCCAAGCGTTTAAAGTCGTTTTGCCAATACCACGACCCGCTGATACCGCTGATTTAAATATTTTAGGATTAGGATTGTTGCGGTTCTTGACACAATGATCATCCACCGCTTCCATAAAATCACACTGCCACTTACGGGGTCTAGAAAAATTTGCAAGCGATGTGCACCTCTCGCCCCAAGGGAAAAAGTGCAACACAAAGTTGGTGAAACTCAGCTTGAACTCTCTTGACCACATCAGATCAAAAAGCTCTTGTTCCGTTTCTGGAGAGGTTGGAAGTTCTCGGGACAATAAAACTATTCTCAATTCAATCAATTTGGTTTACTAACCGATAAGATTGAAGAGAATTACAGCCTGGACCTCCATAACTCTCTCCAATCCTATCGATCAAAGAAGACGTGGTTGATCCAGAACCATCATCTGCATACTACCATAACCCGATTCAGCATGCAAGCCTAAAATGGACAAAAACAGCCTTTAATTCATTTTTTCTAGTTTTATAGTGGTAACACAGTCTATGTCTAATTTAGTCATTGACATAGTGTTTATGAGCTTAAGAAGCGGTGTTGTGATTTTAAGTTATATAAAAATTCTCAAATATATAAAATTTTATAAAAATTGTCGGAGGGTAGTCTATATATTCTTCAAAACTTCTCTCTGGGGGGCTACCCCTCTCTCAAAACAAAAAAACACCACTAGCTCCTTAAGTTCCATAATCCACTAACTTCTTAAAAACTCCTTCAGCCTCTGAGCTTAACCCTTTAAAACAGACTGTAATGCCATCAGATTTACACCTTATTATTCTTAGTACCATTTTCCGTTGATTTATTACTGCTTCCAACGGTCTTTAATCCTTTAGCCCTAATGCTTTCTCTCACTCTATCCAATAAAGGCTTCAAATCTATCGTATGCTTCTGCTCGACAGTAACATGATTACCGTAAATCTGACTATTCAACCGCTCAGCTAACCATAATACGCTCTTTAGCCTTCTATCTCTCATCTTGGAGAAAAAAACAGGATTAGCTAATTCATGCTCTGTTGGCTCTGGTTCATTTGTAACATCTTCAATCATAAGCTCTAACTTCTTCACTCTTGCTTGGTGATAAGATTCTCTATGTTCTGGATATCTTGCCAACCAATCATAAAAAGCGTCAGCAGTCGGCATGTTAGGAGCTTTTAAGACTCCTTGCATCGTCTCACCGTTCGCTATTCTTGTTATTATATCTTTAGTCAGAGACTGAGAGTATTTAACAGTTGGCTTCTGTGGCTTTCTTTTCTTCAAATTGGATTTCATTAATAAATTATACCTTAAAATCAATTGGTTAGCAATGTTTTAGTGCGATTTGGAGTTTAAAAATGGGTGGTGAGTTCAAAAAATTCACACACAACCCGCCGATATTTTAACCAATTCAAAACAACAACTCCAATTCCAACACCACACCAATATACTATAATAGTATTATCAAACAAACTATACTTTAGTTTATACTATAACTTATACTATACTATACTTCATTTATACTTTAAAACATAGTCCAACAAAGCCAATGCATCGGCTTCATTATCATCAATTGGATTAAAGCCTAGCCCTTTAACAGCCAGAACAACCAATGCTTTGTTAGCGTTACCTTTTCCAGTGATGTGTTTTTTAATTGTTTGCACTGGCACACCTGAGTAGGCAATTCCATGCCTCTCACACCAAGAAGCAAGCACTGCAAGAAAACCACCATAAGCATGGGATGCATCAACCCCTAAATGACGTCTTACCTCTTCAAACCAAATAGTTTTAATTCCCCGCAAATCATGACGTCTTACCTCTTCAAACCAAATAGTTTTAATTCCTCGCAAATCATCAAGCCAATTTTGAAACTTGAGATACCGCATTCCGCCACCTTCAAATCGCCCATTTTCGAACTTCACCACACCAGAGAATATTTGATCTGATTTGCGGACTGCAAAACCCATTTTAGAACCCAAATCTAAAGCCAATACACTCATCAACCACAAAATCCATTTTAAAGCCCACCAGTAATAATTTGTTGTATAGCATAGATAATCCCAAAGGCACACCCCTAAATATCAATTTTAAGATACTTTATGTTCGTTTTAAGGTAATTCACAAACCAATCCAAACCCCCAAATACACAAATCATCTCAAAATAATCCCTAAAAGACCAAAACCCAGCAAAGCGAAAAAATCCAAACGGCATTGTGGTAATTTTGTGGCGGTTTTTTGGACGACTGAAAAGGAAGGCGGGAAAAAAAGGGGAGGATTTATATATATAAACCCCCCTTTAGCCCCAAAACCACCATGCCTAGGGGGTTGTTTTACCAATTAGTATTATAGCACAAATAAACACCTAAGTCATTGATTTTACAATACTTTTTGACAATAAAAAAAACAAAAAAATATCACCCACTTAACCTAAAAAACAAAAACTCAATTTGATAGACAATTTGATAGACAAATGATAGACAAAATTATCCCTTAAATCAGTAACTTATGATTTTTTAGTTAATAGTCCGAACCGTATATGATAAACAATGATAGACAATTTGATAGACAATTTGATAGACAATATTTGATAGGCTTTAGACTAATCCTAAGACCTGAGTTATTGAACTGAAAAAAAATAGCTTTTGAAGTATTCAATTAGCTCACAAATGTGATTGTATTCTTTGATATTTTAGGGTAAAAATTGATCTATGAAGACCTACTGAATTGAGTTAATCGCTCAATATTTTCTGTCCTTGAATCGTTCTGAATAATCACTAATCTTAAGCTCCAGAGACTATGTTATTATGCCTTTGGGTTCATCTCAGTACTGAGAAAAAAGAATGATCCACCGCTGTTTGAAGAGACTATTGAGGCGTGGTTTCCTGGTTCAGTAATCCCAAAACTTTATGAGAGATTTAATAAATACGGGGATTCTGCCATTCCAGAAGAAGAGTGTTTATGCTCTGACGAATTCAATAAAATAGACAAATCCCCATAAGGGGTTTAAGGGGTGGGTTTAGGGCTGCATTATCCCCTCTCCGCCTACCCCCTTTTTTAAAGGATTATGAGATACTTGCGTTGAGAGCTTTTGAACATGGTTATATACCTTAACCTAAAAAGGGTGGGCGGTCATCCCCATCCTTAGTTCAAACAGTACTCCGCAAGTTACGGGGGTAGGTAAGCGTGGTTATTCCTTCCCGCACTTACCCCTACTAATACGAATAGATCAGGAAGGGTATTAAACCGTTTAATTTCGAAAGCAATACTGTTCGGACGTATAGATAAGGACAGGACGTATTGGTTTGTAGCTAAAGATGTAGCAGAAGCTTTGGGCTACTCATAGAGTGGCCACCTTTTAGATAGAGTACCCGAAGAGTGGAAGGGGTTGAAACTGTTTCACACCCTTTACTAGGTTTTAACGGCTCATCACAAATAACATAGTTAAGTATAACTAAGTATAGTATAGTATAGTATAAATAGATTACTTCAAATTTGAGATGGTCTTTAACAAACGCATATTTTGAAACTTTTAATTGAATAAGTGAGACCATTATTGTAACTTGTGGAAAAATGGGAAGAATAAATATGACAAATAGAACCAGAGAAACATACCCTGTTGAGCATAAAGATATACGAGAATACTTTATTAAAAATGCACTTAGAGAAAAAGAAGAACACATAAATTCTTATCGCCAACAGTGACTAATATAAAACCTTTTAACGCAGATATAATCCATACGGATCTGAACAAAATGGTGTCATAAAAACAGTTTTTATAGGATGGCTAAAAAATGACGCAAGAAATTTCCCATGATGGTTTCGGGATTGCTAACATCATATTAGAACAAGCACCCAACCATGGTATTAAAAAAATAACCCCAATGAAGCTTTTAAAACTTATCTATATCGCCCATGGATGGTCTTGTGCTTTTCATACTATACCACTTGTAAAAGAACTCCCTTACGCATGGAAATATGGACCAGTATATCCAAAAGTATACAACAAATTAGAGAAATATATAGGAGAACCTATACCAAACCTACTTTTTGATAAAAAAACTGGAGAAATATACACCCTGTCCCTTTCAGAATCCCAAAAAGAATTAATAGCATGTATACTAAAGTATTACGGAAAACTATACGCTTCTGAATTATCAAACCTTACCCATCAAGAGGGTTCGCCTTGGGATATAACAGTTAAAACAACAGGATATTATACACCGATACCACTTGAAATAATCAAGATGTACTATCAACAAAAGGTAAAAAATAATAATAGTGAGAAAATAAAATCCTATGTGTGAGAGAAATTACCTAGAAGAGAATATAAAACAAGATACCTACAATAATTATAACCCTCCCTCTAAAGAAGAATTACAACAAATATATGAAAAGATTGAGCAACTAGAAGAAAAAATACAAAAAAATGATTTCAAAAAAGACCTTTATGAACAAACAGGTACATATATAGAAAAAATGTCTAAAGATTTGAACCATAATTTATGGATAAAATATAGTACTTTGGTATGCTTAGCAGTCTACAGTGTAGTTTTACATGTATCCATCTTTTCACAATACAAAATATTATCCGAAATAAAAGAATTACCTATATATGCCCAATTCGCTTTTGTAAGCACAACTATATTTTCAACTTTTTTAGCTTTTTCCAAAATAATAGAAGGAACATTTCGAACACACAATGAAAGACATAAACATGATACCTTACCTCCAAATATACAACAAATAATACAAACACTAAAACCAAAAGATTAAGAACAAACCACAAGGAAAATCTATTTGTAGGATATAGAGAAGGAAGAATTTTCCATATTCTGTGCATTGATCACGATTATACAGCTTATAAACATGGACGTTAAAAAAGCCCCATTGAGAGAGCTTCTGCATAGATTTTTCAGATGAGTTGCTATTTATCCGTTTGAGACAGCATATGATTTGCATTCCAACGAATACGGACTTGTTTAGCTTCTTCAAGATTAGTTGAGCTGATAAAATCCCTTATGACACTTATATTCCCTAGATATTTTTCAACATCTTCAAGCGGTACATTACACGACAGAGGATCTATCCCGTAGGGTTTTAACACCTCTTCTATAAAGCCTATACCCTCTTTAATAACCTCTTCATCCAGATAGCTTCTTTTAGCCTTAAACACAGTGGAATAATAGAACGATTTCTTCAGCTTATCATGATATATGGTAACCTTATCCATATCCTGAAATCGCGTATCATTTTTCAACTTATTCAAGTCTTCTTGTTCCTTAGAAGCTGTTAAAATCGCCAATCCTAGTGATAAAAATAACCATGGAATAATTAGAAATATAATAATGCTATATGGTGGATATTCTCCACGATATAAACGATATAATACTACATATAAAAAACCAAAACCAGTGATACGTATAAACCAAGTCAAACCAGCAGGGACGAAATTGTTTATTACGCTTGCTTTCTTTTTATTGCCTCTCAAATGAGACACCATGCGAGACGTATTCTCGCCCTCTATGAATAGTTTTAATAGAGTTAGAGCCTCCTGTTTCCAATCCATCTCCTATCTCCTTAACCCGTTGATTAAAGGGGATGAAAAGCTTTCCAACCAGTTGTAGAAATCTGTGCACAACATCTACAACTTCCTTGACTTGCGTTTTGAGCCCACTGAGAGTTGAGTTGAGTTGAGTTGAGTTGAGTTGAGTTGAGTTGAGTTGAGTTGAGTTGCAGTCGCACGTTGCAGATACTTAGATCTCATCTTACCTTTTGGTATGATTGCTTCATCGCCAAAGTACAACCAGTCTAATGGCTTGTTTAAGGCTCTTTTAATCTTTAGTGCGGTCTTGAGTTCGGGTGTTCTGTGTCCGTTTTCTATATTGCTAACGGCGCCGTAGGATATACCTACCCATTCTCCAAATTCTTTTAAGGTCATTCCCTCTTCTTTTCTGACTTTTTTAAGTCTTTCGCCTATTTCCATAGGGCTTATAATTCTCTTCTCGAGCCTATCGGAACTTTTAATCTTGGTATCTATCCCGTCATACAACCAGTCGAAAGACGCACCAAATTCATTACGTAAAAACAAAGCGTAGTTGATGCTAGCGGGTTGCAAGCCTAGTTCAAGTCTCGACACTGCACTTCGCAATTGCTTAGACACTTCGCCTATTTGTGCTTGGGTGAGCTTGTTGCTCTCACGTAAAGTTTTAAAGCGTTGCCCTATTTCCTGCCAATTTAAGGTTTTTTTTGCATCTTCCTTCATACCACTATTTATACCCCAAATCAGAAACTTAGTAAAGGTTTGTAGAGGGCTTTATAGAAAATAATTTGTCAATATGTTACTTTTAAATGTTGACAATAGCGATTTATTGACAAATAATACCTCACAAGTAATAGCTTTCATTGGTATTCCAAACAGTGGCTTAGCTATTACTCTCGAGCCTTTTGAACCTTTAGGGTTTGCATATTTTTCCAAGGGTTCAATTGAGGTTTAAAAAGTGGAACGTAGCTTAATCTACGTCTGTCTTCCTTTTAAGGGGCAGTATAATTAAAGCACGGAGAATACAAATGGGACAATTAAAGCAACATTGCATGGAAGAGATTGAAGCCAACTACGAGTTTTCAAGCACTGTAAACCCTCGGATGAACGTTGAGCCTGACCCCGACTACGAAGTAGAGCTAGTCGAGAAGCTTGAAAGATCTTCGAAGACGGCTAAGAAACTAATTCAATTTCGGGATCGCTCAATTCGAACTTACGTATTAGCGGAGTTAATTGAGGAAGTTAAGCGGATTGTTATTTTAGCTGAGGCTCACAAACGGCGTTTAGAACTCAGGTTATCTGAAGTTGATGATCTTTGGAGTTTATTAGACGATAGCTGTGAAGACTGTGAGCATCCTGACGAGGAGCATAAACGGGATTATTACGCCAATTAGATTTAAGAGATACCCAAGCGATTGGGTTTTGGGGGTGGTTTTTTTATCTCCATATTTGTCCCACCCCCGTTTAAAAATCACTAGCATCTTTAGTGGTTTCTAGTCAGAAGGAGCATAGTAATGAAAGGGAAAAAGATAATGAACAACACTTATTTAGTAGCATCTGTAATGGTGGTCAGTGGTTTATTAGCAAGTTGTGATTTAAGTGATGAACCTAAGAAACTAACTCCTGAGCAACTTTGTGATGCGGTTTGCCAGCTATCCCACCAAGAACAGCAAGAGTTCCAAGCTAAGGTAGATCAGAAGTATGAAGAACACCTTAAAACGGGTTCGGAAGTATCAAAAGACTAAAGTTTTGTCTAGAAGGCCGCCCCCACTTCGGGGGCGTTCCTTTAACAACCAGAAGGAAACAACAATTATGACCACTATACCAGAAGTAATGCGGGGAATCAATAGGGTATCGGACGTGAAGACGATGAGCAGTAGAGAGATTGCCGAGTTAACGGGTAAAGAACATAAAAATGTTCTCCGTGATGTAGAAGTTATGCTCGAAAACTTAGAAGTTTCACAGCTCAAATTTGAGCTGTCAGATTTTAAAGGGAGCTATATAAAAAGGGGAAAAGAATATCCGTGCTATTATCTTCCTAAAAGGGAATGTCTCATTTTAGTTTCTGGTTACGATGTAAACTTGAGGGCTAGGATTATAGACCGTTGGGCGGAATTAGAAGTTGAGAAGAGGCAACGGGAGAAAGCACCAAAGCTTAGGTCCACTTCAGCGAGTACAGTTTTAAGGGTTCACAAGCATCTTGAATCATTAGCTAAGCAAGCGGGGCTTAAGGACAATCAGCTTTTACTGAGGGTTAACCGAGGTGTTACGAAGATAACGGGGGTTGACCAATTAGAGGCTATGGCTATTAAGCACCTACCCTCTGCGGGTAATGACGAGTATGTGTCTCCGACTGTAATAGGAGAAAAGCTTAATCCTGTAATGAGACCTAAATCATTAAACGTATGGCTGACTAGCTTAGGGCTTCAAATCAAAAGCATTAACCGTAAATTTGTGCCGACCCCTATGGGCGAGGATTTGGGGGGTCAAATGTGTGATGTGCAGATGCGACATGGTGATGGGTCAACTCAACATTTGAAGTGGAATTCGAGCATCCTCGTTCCGTATTTACAAGATCTTATAAATAGTGACCAATCAAAGAAAGGAGATACCGATGAGCGATAAACTGGATGAAGTACTAAGAGCCTCTAAATATTTCGAAAAGATCGTTGATGAAGCGGGCTTCGTTGGAATCCATAAGCTGGAAGCTATTAATAGAGGAGTAACGGCGCTTACAAATTTCAACCCGTTAAAATCTATGGGGATATATACAGGAACAAGCGGGGATGAAGACGGGGGTAGTGGCGACTTTATAACATATTTTGACCGTGGAGGAGTGTGGAAAGGAGATACTAATGCTTAATTTCATGTTCGGTTTCGTAGCGTGTTTCATACTGTTTTATGCGGGTTTCATTATTCTTGATGCTTTGTATAGGGAGGAGAAATAATGGATAGTGTTGATTATTTTATGTTTATATTTCCTATTCTTGTCTTTTTAGCTTGTGCGGGTTTGTTAATACACGAATATTTAAAAGCTAGACAGATCAAAAAAAAGCACCAAAAACTCCTTTAAAAACACCAAAAATCCAAGAAGTAAAAAGAGGAGGAGGTAGGAAATGACTTACAGACGATTAAGGCTTAAAGAGCGTTCCATATCATACGCTTGCATGACTCCTAAGTACGATATTCCTTGGGATATTAAAGACCCTACAACAATTCATGCGGAAGTAATCAAGGAGGGAAAATATTTCCCTTTAGAATATGGAGAAGATTTCACTGTTGACAGTTGTAAAAACAATCTCACTCTTTTGATTGAATATGATGAAGTTGATACTATACATATTTTTGAGGGAGAAGAGTTAAAGTATATCGCTCAATCCGTCAAAAAAAGCAATCCTGTACCCCCTACAAGGTTAATTGACGATTGCAAGCTGGAGTTAAACGAGATATCCCCTGTAGATACAATAGAAAAAGAACTTGCAGAAAAATTCAATAGTATCAAATCTTTAATAGATAAAGTAAAACAAGATCTTGAAGAAGGATTAAAAAGCACTGCGACTATCATACAAGCACATTCTTTATCTCTAATAGATAAGACCCAAACTCTAGAAGAACATGGAATAAGACTAACAGAGACAGCTACCAAAGATGATATTAGCAACCTAAAGGACATCTTTGTTACTCCAGATGAACTTCAGTCATTGCTTGAAAACACTATTACTCAAAACCAAGAAGCTATAAAGCGTTTAGAACAAGAGATCAAAGACCTAAAGAATGCGTCTCCTAGTGATATTGCATCACTCAAAAAAAAACTAGAGAATCTTGTAACGGCTCAAGAGAAACTGAAGAAGTTTGAAGCCGAGGTAGCTGAACAGATTACTCGTTTAGAAAACAAAACAGATAGTATAGAGACAGGGGCAAAAAATCTCACAGAAGTTGTTACAGCTCTGGGTAGCAAGGTTGATAACGTTGATGTTATCCAGCTGGATAAGGATGTTTCCTTCCTATCTGCTAAAATACTAGAATTAGATAAAGCTACACAGAAGATACAAGATCTAAACCAAAAGACAGATACTTTAGATGGGAATGTAAAAGATCTAAACCAAAAGACAAAGGATACTGTCGCTCAATTTGAGACTATTAATGGGGAAAACAAGTCCTTTGAAGACAAAATATCTTTATTGAAGCAGACTATTAATACACAAAAACTAGAAATAGCGGATTTGAAAAAATGCCTGTCTTCTTTTGTTGATTTAAAAACACTAGAAGCTCGCATAGAAGCATTACAACAACGCATAAAGAAAGAAAGCATAGAAGCATTACAACAACGCATAAAGAAAGAAATAAGCGGACGAACAGCGATACGATGTGCCCGGTTACAAGTGGATAGAAACTTCGGGGATGCACCACTTGGAACCGAGATTCAACGTTGGCAATACCCTTCTGAGAATTCTAGCGGATATTTGTCATTTTCGTGGGCTGACGGCGAATGCGATGCGCTTCCTAGTGCTGAAGATAAAGCCAAAAGATGGAGAGTTTTAGGGAGAACAATAGGCTATTACGGTAGATGGCACTATCTACAAGAGGTTATTGATTAATGGCTAGATAGCTTTAACAGTATCCCTATAGTAGACACTAGTACAGAGACTATTATACCCATAAACCACTTAGTTTGACTGTTAATAGCGTCTTTAAGTTCTGACTTAGTATTAGCTATATCTTCTTTAAGTTCTGTTCTAACGTTAGCTATATCTTCTTTAAGTTCTGTTCTAACGTTAGCAATATCAGCTCTAACGTTAGCTATTTCTTCTTTAAGTTCTGCCTTAGTCGCAAGATATGGTAGAGCCGTTTCTAACTTTGCGAAGCGGACATCGGTTCTATCTTTATGTGGCTTTTGTTTTACGGCTGTATTGGTCATGTCAGTAATTGTACATGTTTTTAGTTAATGAATCAATAGATTGTGATTTACTATTCCAATTTCTAATTAGTTTATTATCCGTATCATTTAGTGCTGATAGACGTTGCGACATAACAGCGTGGGAAGTGTTTTGATACATTTTACCTCTTAAAATCTATAACATTGTTAGGCTTGCCCTTAAGTACTTCAAAAGTGGATTTAAGCTTTAAGCCCATTCTGTGTACTGAGTTTAGCTTGTTCTTTCCAGCAGATATTCGGCATCACTTCCTCGCATAAAGGAGTTGTTCTTGGGGCATTGCTTTCAATCTTGCTATTTTAGCTTCTAGTGCCTCTTCTTCTTTTTTGCTTAGTTCTAGTGGCTCTAGGAGAGGTTCTATGTAATCTATGGAGCATGATTTACGCAGATACTCTTTTTGTTTTTCTTTGTTATTAAGACGGTATTGCCTTTGATACTCTGCTTCTTTTTCTCTGTTGTTTAGGCGATATCGCTTTTGTCTTTCTCTTCCTCTTTCCCGGTTGCTTAGGTAATATCGCTTTTGTCTTTCTGCTTCTTTTTCTTTGTTATTAAGACGGTATTGCCTTTGATACTCTTTGTTATTAAGACGGTATTGCCTTTGATACTCCGCTACTTTTTCTTTGTTATTAAGACGGTATTGCCTTTGATACTCGGCTGCTCCTTCTCTGTTATTAAGATAGTATTGCTTTCGTCTTTCTCTTAATTTTTCCCTGTTGTTTAGGTAATATTGCCTTTGTTTTTCTTTGTTATTAAGGTGGTATTGCCTTTGTTTTCCTTTGTTATTAAGACGGTATTGCCTTTGATACTCCGCTATTTCTTCTTTGTTATTAAGGCGGTATTGCCTTTGATACTCCGCTATTTCTTCTTTGTTATTAAGACAGTATTGCCTTTGATACTCTGCTATTTCTTCTTTATTGTTTAGGTAATATCGCTTTCGTTTTTCTCTTACTTCTTCTTTATTGTTTAGGTAATATCGCTTTTGTCTTTCCTTTTCCCTTTGCTTTAACTCTTCATCAGATGGAATTTCTCTTTTATTCATCGTCTTCATCCTTAAAAAACTCTCTGTAGATTAGCGTGTAACTCTCCATGACCTTACCCCTAATCTCCCGCTCTCTTTCCTTTGATATTTTCCCTTGTTCATCTAGTTTAACAAGGAGCTTCAAGCCATCATGCTTGCCAGTAGCCGTAATCGAGGTTATCAATCCTTTTTTCGTTTCATAAACATTAGAACTCACTTTAAATTTAGTCATTGACACGCCTCGCAAACGTCGTCCTCAGGATTGTAACTTCCATATCTCTGTTTATTTTCGTCTTTAGCCACAATCTCATCTATGATTTGTTTTAAGGGTGTCAAAAGCTCGTTAGCACTGTCTTTAGCCTCTAATTCAATATGTCTTAAGGTATCCTCCGACACTGTCCCCAGATTAAGACGGAGAATTAAGACGTTCTCTTTATCTGTAATACAGTGTGCTAAAACGCTGAATTTAGTTGTATCCAATAGTGGTTTTTCCATCAGTGGGTTTCCTTCTTCCACAGTGTTACGTTGATCCTCTTTATACCATAGGGTGTTGGGGGTGTCTAGAAAATAATTTGTCAATATGTTACTTTTAAATGTTGACAATAGCGATTTATTGACGAATAATACCCTCAAAGCAAACAGACATTCGCAGGAGATGACCATGTCGGAGAATAAGGAAAGCCACGAAAAGTTAATGGGGAAGAAATGTATTGGTAGGGATATGCTTCGGCACACATTACACACTTTATGGTCGGTTAGAAGTGAGATTAGAGCAGGAGTATTTTATCTAGTTTGCACTTGATCAAAAAACAAAGGTTACAAGGCAAGAAGATCCAGTAAATTTTTTAAATGAAAGAAGAAGCGGATAGAGGAGGAACATCATGCTGAATTTAATGGCAGGGACAGCCTTTGTTTTTGCGATCCTGTATCTGCTTTATCTCACTGTCTACGATGATCCAGACGATCAATTCCCCGCTTAATTTATAAGGATAACAATTATGAACCAAACAAAGAGCAATATTATTCCATTTCCAAACAAAAACGGTTTTCCAAATTTGGAATCACTCACCAATGAAGAATTGGCGGAAACCTACAAAGAATCCCTGGATCTTAAAGCCTGGTGTCTTGAGGTTGAAGAGGAAGTTAAAAGGAGACTTGCCAATGGCTCTAAAGTACAAAACTTGAAATTATCCATTAAAAGAAGAGGAGATAAACGGTGGGTTAAAGACACTACTTTATCTCGTAAAAAAATTCTTGGTGATCATTTCTATGAGAAAAAACCTATATCTCCAACAGGTATAGAAATGTTAGCGAAAAAAGGTCTTATCACAGCAGAACAGCTATTAGCTGTACAACAATATATCAAGAAATCCAACAAAGACATTTTAACTATAGAATTTGAGGAACAATCATCACCGACCACAACCCAAAAACCACTAGAAGAAGACTACGTATTTTAGGAGATGAAAGATGTTGCCGATCGTATCAATTGATCAAAGATTAAGTGAAAAAAAAGGAATAAAGGGGTGTATTTTTGGTGAAAGTGGTATCGGGAAAACCTCTCTTCTCTGGACACTTCCTGAGGAAAGTACACTCTTTGTTGATTTGGAAGCAGGAGATTTGCCTGTTAAGGAGTGGAAAGGAGATGTCTTGCGACCCACCACTTGGCAAGGCTTGCGAGATTTAGCCGTATTTTTTGCGGGAGCAAATCCATCTCTTGGAGACAAGGATGTCCCCTACTCCCAAAAACATTACGATGCGGTTTGTGCAAGATTTGGCGATGCAAAGCAATGCGAAAAGTACGAAACAATCTTCATTGATAGTATCACCTGTTCTGCAAGAATGTGTTTCCGTCATTGTGAACAACAGCCAGAAATGGTTTCTCGCGGTGGACAAATAGACATACGATCTGTTTATGGCTTGCATGCCAAAGAAATGCTCAATTGGATCTCTCATTTACAACGAGCAAGAACTAAAAATATTTGGCTTGTTGGTATCTTAGATCGCAAAACCGATGACTGCAATATTCCTTTCTATTCGTTCCAAATAGAGGGGCAAAAAACAAGTCTTGAATTGTCTGGTATCGTTGATGAAGTCTTGGTCATGGCAAAAGTTCCAGATCCTAAAGATCAATCAAAACAAACAAGGGCTTTTATTTGCCAAAACATTAATCATTATGGCTATCCCGCAAAAGATAGGTCGGGGGCATTGGATCTGCAAGAAATACCACACTTGGGTCAGATCATGGAAAAAATTAATAACTCTCCTCGCCCAACGGCCAGCAACTTTACACATAATTAATGAGGAAAATAAAAAATGCCAGTAATCGATCTTACAAATGATGAATATGTGGATAGCGGTAGTCCTATTCCAAACAAAACAATCGTTAAAGTCCAGCTCAATATTAAACAAGGGTCATGCAATCAATTAGACGACGGGACACGTTTAGATTTCTATGCCACAAAGTCAACAAACACAGGTGCTGTTTATTTAGACTGCGAATACACTGTAGTTGAAGGAGAATACTACAAGAGAAAAATCTTTGATATGATAGGTCTCTACAGCCCAAACAACGGCAACAAATGGGCAGATATGGGGCGTTCTCTCCTTAAAGGCATTTTGTCTTCAGCACGAAGAGTATCCCCTAAAGACAAATCTCCCCAAGCTCAAAAAGCTTTCATACTCAACAATTATCAAGAGCTTGAGGGTCTTGTATTCTTGGTTGAAGTGAAAGTTGAAGAACAAGGAAATTATGATCCACGCAACAAGATCGCAAAAATCATAACGCCAGATCACAAAGACTATCATAGGTTGATGGGGGATACACACAATCCCTACGGACACAGCTCTTCACCGCAATACCAACAACCGCAAGGATCGTATTCGAATGCGTTTGATAATACGTTAAATGATGATGTCCCATTTTAAACCATGTTATTACGAGAGAGACAAAAAGAACTGGTTGATAAAGCCATTGATGCCCTTAATACGCATGGGAACACCTTAGCGGTTGCTCCAACAGGAGCAGGAAAAACAATCATGTTATCTGCGGTGTTAGGGCATATGTTCCAGCGTGGATTAGTGAATAAGGCGTGTGTGATTGCTCATCGAGACGAATTAACAGATCAAAACGAAGCAAAGTTTAAAATGGTCAATCCAAATATTACCACATCACGATTTAATGCATCAGTGAAGAATTGGAACGGACAGGTATGTTTTGCTATGGTGCAAACTTTAAACAATCATTTTATGAGTATGCCGAAGATAGAGTTGTTGGTGATTGATGAGGCTCATCATGCAACGGCTAAAAGTTATCAGACAATTCTTAATCAGGTAAAAACAACCAATCCTCATTGTAAAATTCTTGGTATGACCGCTACTCCTAACAGGGGAGATGGCGAAGGGTTAAAAACAGCTTTTAGCAATGTTGCTGATCAAATTACCATGTCAGAATTAATTGCATCTGGTCATCTCGTTAAGCCCTGTTTCTTTGTCATTGATTTAGGCATCAAAGAAGAACTTTCTAAGATCCAACAAAAAGGTTCTGATTATGATATGGATCAAGTATCTCATATCATGAACACTGCCCCGATTAATTCTGAGATAATCCGTCATTGGCGAGAAAAAGCTGGTGATCGGCAAACTGTGGTATTTTGTTCCACTATTGAACATGCCTCTGATGTCACCGAAACTTTTACTGCAAGCGGTGTTAAGGCAAAAATGGTATGGGGAAATATGGGGGATGAGGAACGATTTAACGTTTTAAAAGATTTTGAACAAGGAAACATTCAAGTACTCGTCAATGTTGCTGTATTGACGGAAGGGTGGGATTGTCCCCCTGTCTCTTGTGTTGTTTTGCTTCGTCCTTCTTCTTACAAATCAACCGTTTTGCAAATGATCGGACGAGGATTACGTATTGTTGATCCAGAAATTTATCCGAACATTGTCAAAAAAGACTGTATTGTCATGGATTTTGGCATCTCCCTTATCAAACATGGTTTCTTAGAACAGAAAGTGAACTTAAAGGGAAGAAAAAAAGGAACAAGAAAAGAAGAAGAAGAAGGGATATTAATCCAAGAGGCAAAAAAAGATCCTATCGTTATTGCTGATTTCCAAATGAAGGAATGGGATGGGTTCAAAGGATCTCCGTTTGAATGGTACAACGTCTTAGGAAAAGGCGGAATATTTGTTGCAACGGGATTTGATGCGTGGGGATGTATCACCCATAAAAAAGGCATTTGGTTTTCTTTTGGGGGGAGTAAAGAAGACAAAAAAATTCGCCTTTTAATGAAAGGGGCAAAAGTTAATTGCTTAGCACGTGCTAATGATTGGATTAACATCAAAGAACTCACGGACAAAGCATATAAGAACAACAGATGGATTAACCAACCCGCTACCGTCAATCAACTCAATCTTTTACATCCCTCATTAGCTAAGGATTATAGTTTAACGAAGTACCAAGCATCCGCTTTAATCACTCTGCGAGCCAAACTTCCTGAAATTAAAAAAACTATTGAGGGAGCAAAATGATGGATTTAAATACGACATTGTCAAAGCAAATCAACACATTGATTGACGAGACAATACCCGAACGAGAGCCAAGAAAATATCTAGGGGCTTCCCTCATCGGGGATTCTTGTCCACGAAAACTTCAATACCATATGACAGGAACACCACCAGATCAAAAGCTCTCTGGGATAATCAGCCGTATATTTGATACGGGGCATGCATTGGAGAAGGTAGCGATAGAATGGATGCGACAAGCGGGATTTGAACTTCTCACTGAAGATGAGACGGGACAACAGTTTGGCTTTTCGCAAGGGGATGGGGCAATCCAAGGACATATCGACGGTATTATCACATCTGCTCCCGAAGAACTTAATTTGGCTACCCCTTGTCTTTGGGAATGCAAAACCATGAACAACAAATCATGGTTAACAACTTCTCAACAAGGTCTTGTCAAATCAAAACCAGTGTACGCTTCACAAATCGCTTTCTATCAAGCGTATATGGAATGCTACGAACACCCCGCCCTCTTCATGGCGATTAACAAGGATACTTCAGAACTCTATTTTGAACGTGTGCCGTTTGATGGCTTTCTTGCACAACAATTAACCGAAAGAGCCGTCAACATCATTGAAGACACAAAAGTAGATTACTCTTTACCCAGAATATCGGAAGATCCCGAATGTTTCTTTTGTCGTTTTTGTGAGTTCAAAAGGAAGTGTTGGAATGAACAGGCTTGATTTCAATGATGTTATCAGCGAAGAAACGCCTAAATTCACCAGAGAAGATGCTGAAAGACTATTGTTTGAACATCTTTATTCGGTTGTGCAACATTTGCTTCCTAACGGGACAAGGAAAAATGGCAAATACAGAACCGCTAATATTCAAGGGGGGAAAGGGAATAGTCTCAATGTTGAGTTGGACGGAAATAATCGTGGTCTTTGGCATGATTTTGCTACTGGAGATAAAGGAGATATTTTTGATCTTTGGGGAATATGCAACGGATTAGATACACGATCAGATTTTCCTAAGGTTTTGCAATCAATTGCTCGATGGTTTGGAAAAGATTTTAAACCTCCTCGCTCATCTGTCATCCATCGCAAAGAATGGATTTATACGGATAGACTCGGAAATTCTCTTGTCCGCATAACTCGTCAAGACATTAACGGCAAAAAAACGTATACTCCTTTCGATTTCACAACACAAACGACGAGCATGCCTCAAACGCATCGTCCTTTGTACAATCAGATAGGATTAGCAAAAGCAAAAAAGCTTGTTGTTGTTGAAGGGGAAAAGTGTGCTGAAGCTTTAATTCACAGTGGATTCACGGCCACAACAGCAATGCAAGGATCTTCTGCTGATCCTGCGAAAACCGATTGGACACCACTACGAGACAAACACATTTGTATTTGGGCGGATAACGATGAAGTAGGGTTAAAATACTCTCAAAGACTAACGCAGTTTCTCCTAGAGTCAAAACTCCCACAGTCAGTGACAACCCTCAACATCCCCAATGACAAACCTCCTAAATGGGATGCTTATGATGCCATCAACGAGGGGATTGATATCGTCGAATTCATTCGATCTTGTCCAAAGACAAGGAATGATTGCAAATCTGGCATTCCAGTTGCTCGACCGCGAGATGTTATTGCTGATGAAAGACCTGAACCCGCCGATATCATTTCTTCAGGTCTTTTGGTTCAAGGCGGTTTGATGGTGTTAGCGGGATCTCCCAAGGTCGGGAAAAGCCATGTTTTGCTTTCAATGTTAGTTCATTTGTCAGCAGGAATTCCTTTTTTAGGTTTGAACCCCACTCATCCTTTAAAAGTCTTTTATATCCAGTCGGAAAACAGCTTTCATACGATGCGTAATAGATTAAAACAAACCATCAAGAGCCTCACACCCGAGCAAAGAGATCTGAATGATGATAATATGATTTTTACCCCTAGCCGTCTTGAAGTTTCCCTTAACGAGCATGTCATCAATGATCTTTCTCAAAAAGCAAACGAACTTCAAAATGGACAAACAGAACTCATTGCTATTGATCCTTTATACGATGTCTTTGACACAGGCGATAAAAAAGGCGGAGAGAATGATAACGACGCCATGCGTTTTTTTCTTAAAGAACGTCTTGGATTGTTGAGAAGAAGCATTAACCCTAATGCAGGTTTAATCCTTGTCCACCACACAAAAAAGATGAGGAAAAAAGACGTTGAAGAAAACCCTTTTGAATCCTTAGCGGGTGCTAGTGGACTACGACGCTATTACAACTCATGCATGCTTTTGTTTAAGGAAGATGAAGATGTCAATGAAACGAAAATATTTTTTGAATCCAGAGACGGAGAAAAAATACCAACAAAACATGTCTACAGGGATGTGAACACGGGGGAATGGGAAGAAGAATCCGCTAACAGTATACGCCTAACAAATCATGATTACGGGAAATTGTTGGATGCCGAACGAGATCGCAAACGAGATGTAATTTTAAATATCATTCAATCGGAAGCATCCAAGGGGAACGTATACACTGCTAATCAATTTAGCAAAACTTTTGATAACAAAGCGAGTCTAGGCAGTGAGGCTTCTATTCAAAGAAGAGTGAGCGTTTTGATGTCTCAAGGACAAATCAAATTATTTAAAAACATCAAAGATTACGGGTTACCTGCTCGTCGTAATATCCAAAGAGGACTCATGTGTGTCAAGGACATGGAATTGCAGAGTTATAACGGAGAACTAAGGCGGGTTTTGCCAACGGATTACAAATGTCACAAAACAGGAGCGATTTTGCCCGTAGAAAATCCCAATGTTTGGGTGGAAATGTAAGAAAGGAGACACAAAAATGAACAGCACGTTAGATATTAAAAATGAATTTTTTGACTTAGAAGATTTAGAAAAAGGTGCAGAAGATCTTGAAAATTCAGCATCATTGTTTCTTGCAATTGGTCGTTATTATCACTCACGACATCAGGGTGATAAAGTTGCAAAGCGGAAAATTGCAAAGAAGTGGTTAGCTTATTCTGACTCATTGTGGGATCATGCTGTACTTTTACGTTTAACCCTCGCCCTATAAAATTGAATAGCGGAAAAGAAGAAATGGTAACCCTTACTAGTGCTGAAGAACTAAAAGACGCCCTTGGGTTGAAAAAGGAGGACAAATGAAAATTCCACAGCTAAAAGAAGAGCAAAAAGGATATCTAACGGTATTCACATTAACAGATTTTGAACGAAGCCACACGCATGAACAATTACGTGAGATTTTAGATTATGAGGCTCGATTCATCAGACCACCAGAACAATGGAAGTCCTTATTGGAATCGCTCACGCCGATTGAAGAGATAAGTAGAACAAAAGCAGAATTGGAATACCGCCATCTCTCTACGCTTTGGAGATTTGAGCGAATTCAAAGGCTTCTGTACGACTGGATGGTTTCAAAACGGAACGTATGGATCCCGAGAGAACACGCTATCGCCGTGGAAGAAAGACTCGCTGAATTGAAAACAAAATACCCAGATTTGAACCCGTAACAAGAAAGGACGAACGAAAATAGCGAGTTACAACAACATCATGGGAGATTTAGAGCTTGGTGGGCAAGAACTAGAAAAACTTCTAAATTATGAGGCTTTATTCCTCCCAAAGCCAAAGACACTCAGTGCCATACTCAAGAAACTAAGATCGATTGATGAAGTATCAGAGATTGAAGCTAGAATTGAATGCGAATATCTCATCAAGATCTGTCTCCATAATCAGAAGTGGTATTACCGTTTGAGCGATACTCCTATCGAAGATTGGCTATATGACCAAGTATTTGATAGAGTTGACGCTCTAATGCAGAAATACCCTCATATAGTTCCCAAGGACGATCCCATATATAAAGCAGGGTATTAAAAATGTCTCATATTTTTGTTCTCGTTGGTGCGTCAGGAGTGGGAAAAACCACTTTGGCAAAATCCGTCATACCATCTTCTAGAAAGCTCCTTATGCCCGTTGGTGTAACCACACGGAAACGCAGAAACGAGGAGAAAAACGGCATCGACTATCGCTTTATCTCCCACAAGACATTCCACCGGTGGGAAAAAGAAGGAAAGTTCATAGAAACTGCCATCTGCCGAAATGAGCATTATGGCTTGCTTAAAGGAGACATCCTTGATCCACTAGATAACGGATTTGATATATTAACTATCCTTACGCCAGAAGGACTAGAAGCGTTTGAGAAGTTGTTTAGTAAACAGGTAACCTCGATATTCATCATGCCTCCTTCAAAAGAAGTCTTAATCCAACGAAGACGCAAGCAGGATAACTGGAAAGTTATAACTCAAGAAGACGATATCTTCGGAATGAGGAGATCTTATGACTTCAAAATTACCAATGATCGGTTGAACACCGCTTGTCAGCAAATAGGTCGTATTAGAACTATAATTACGGAAGGGCAAGGGGGATGATCTTTAAGAAAAAAGAGCTGGATAAAATAGCGAATATATCTCGCAAAAGAAACGTGATGATTGAGTTAACAGAAGATGGAAAATGCATTCGGATATATCCCGAGTTTGATTCCAGAACAGATATAGAGCCACCTGAAGAATCTGAACCCTTTGATGATTTTGTGATTTAACTATGACAAAACACCGATACCCGTATTTATCCCATGAAACAACAAGGCATGGCAAAAAAGTATGGTATTTTAAAAAAGACGGCAAACGAATACGTCTACCTAACGTTTATGGGACTACAGAGTTCATGGAAGCGTACGCCGATGCTCTTGCGGGTCGCTTGCAACAAAAACACCTACAAGGAAATACAAAAACGTTCAAATGGCTTATTGAGCAGTACAGATTAAGCGGGCATTTCCAATCTTTAAATCCTACTACTAGAAGAGTAAGAGATAACCTTTTTTACCATATTATTAAAGACTCAGGTACTATTCCTTTTGCTAAAATAACACGCAGACATATACAAAATGCCGTGGATAGAAGATCAGAAAAACCCTCAGTAGCGATATCATTTTTAAAGGCGATTTCTCCAGTCTTTAAATGGGCAGAAACATGTGAATTAGTTACAAAGAATCCCATCATCGGGGTACGACGTCCACCTATCCGAACGATAGGAATGCATACATGGACAGTGGAGCAAGTAGAAATTTATCGTAAGCGTCATCCTATTAATACAATGGCAAGATTAGCATTAGAATTAATGTTGTTTCTAGGATTAAGACGATCCGATGTTATAAGAGTTGGGAAAAAACATGTGAAAGATAACGTTTTATCGATTCATACACAAAAAACAGGAAGACAAGTTCATGTTCCTATTTTTGAAGCTTTACAATCATGTTTAGAGGCGGTCGGAAAAGATGGTGAAACTTTTTTGATCACTGCTCATGGAAAACCTTTTTCCTCTTCAGGCTCTTTCGGGAACTGGTTTAGAGATAGATGTAAAGAATCAGGATTACCCGATGAATGTAGAGCTCACGGTTTAAGGAAAGCAGGAGCAACGATTGCAGCAAATGCAGGAGCTAGCCCTCATGAACTTATGGCTATGTACGGATGGTCAAAAACAGATATGGCTGACCTCTATACAAGAGAAGTTAATGCAAAGAAACTTGCTTATAAATCGGCTAAAATGATCGCAGATTGTATGTAAAAAAGGTAAGACTATACGGTTTGTAAGTCATTGATTCTTCATGATTCGGATTTGGTCTTACCTTTGCATAAGTTGTTGATTTTACTTCTCTCTGGCGAAACTGTCGGGTGCACCAGCAAACAAGTAACTATTCCATTTAACGGTATTTTTTTATTATTTGGTCTCATCTTTTATATAAAATATTGATTATACTATAGTTTGGCAGTACTGCAGTCACCAATAAAAATTTAACCATTTGATTTAACGGTTTTTTTATTATTTGGTCTTGCCTTCCGAAATACTGCGACCTGATTTTTGCTTTTCCACACCTTTTTTAGTTATAATAAACAAGGAGATCCTGCCATCGAATTTTCTCTCTTTAACAACTATTGACACAATCAAAAATATATTTTTATACGTATTACAACTTTTTTATTATGTTACTATAATAGATACAAGGGAGGGTTGCATTAGCCCTCTTTTTGCTTTAGACCTTATTTAAGTGAATGTTGTTGTAATATACAATCTTATGTTGAATTTACTGTATTGAGAATTGAGGATGAATAGTAAAAATATTAAATTAGTTGTATTGGGTACTGCTCTCACATCATCTGTATTCTTAGGTAGTTGTGATCTGCTTGGCGACAAGCCTGATACTAATGTAGATCTAACTGCTATTAATAATAAAAAAGCAGAAGATGCAAGACTAACTAAAATAGAAGCAGAACGTAAAGCTAAAGAAGCTGAAGATGCAAGACTAACTAAAATAGAAGCAGAACGTAAAGCTAAAGAAGCTGAAGATGCAAGACTAGCTGAAATAGAAGCAGAGCGTACAGCTAAAGAAGCTGAAGATATAAGGCTAGCCACAGAAAGAGAAAGAAAAAGAGAAGCAGAAATAAAAATATCTCTAGAACGCGGAAGCGGAGAAATGTATGGAGCATCGGAATGGGCGATGTATCGAAAAATGACGGCTAAAGAAAGAGAAGGAAGAGAATAGCGAGCTGAAAGAGCTGAAAGAGCTGAAAGAGATCACAACGCAAGAATGGAGCAATTTTACCGAGGAAGAGATGGAAAAATCTAAAATCGCCTACGCTTATGTTTACAAGGATGGTCAAGCATATTCGATTGAAATTCCAACTAAATGAAGTTCCCTGTTATAATTATATGATTAACTACACCGCCTCTTCTGCACTATTTGACGCTGTACCAAAAGCCACGAATACAAGCGATAATCTCTTGTTCAAACGGAGTAAGAACAGCAAGAGGACTTTGAATAACAAAGTTTTTTCCACGCTCCACCATACTAATAACGGATAAACAATAATCCAAAAAAACAGTTGTTAACGGTCTAATTAAAGCGTTAAAACCGTCTATCCACTTAATCCCACTTTTGTGTTTATGCTCATGAATCCTAGCTAATATCACTGGTTTATCTTTAATCCTTTCAAGAGCAACCAGGTTCTCGGCATTGATCTTCGCCAATTCAAGCTTCAACCTATCGTGTTCTATTGATTGCTTGTACTTCATATGTTCTACTATCGTTTCAAACACAGACGGAATAAAACGAAGCAAGAACCTAAATACCCCTCCAACAATAAAAGACTGTATCAT